CATAGGGCTCCTACGGGGTGGTGTTCCACTCCCTTCTCACGAAGCCAATCCTTGAAAGGACTGCCTCATGGTTACGACCATCCATAGATATACTCCAACTAATGCCAAGGCCTATACCGAAAACGGTCTAGTCGTGGACGTCAATTACAGCATGCATTCTTACGAATCTCGTAAGTCTGATCCCGTATCTGGCGGTTGGATAACATTTCCGGATGGAAGTAAGTTTAGGAAACCGACTGCCTTCACCCATCGTGAATCTGGTGTTCAAGGCCTTACTCCCTACGTTCAACGTGGGGATACAGGCGCACCAGATCATAATAGGCGAGACATCGAGTATCCACTCGGAGGCCGATTCGCAGGAGATTACTTATTGTCATCTCTTTGCCCATCGTTCCCCGGTAATACCATCACTCAGTTAAATTCGACTTATCCAGTCGAAATTCCCTTTGAGATGGAAAATGAAGCAGTAACTAAGGCTCTCAACGATATCGCTGATCAAAAAGCGAATATTGGTGAGGATCTTGCTACCTTCCGCCAAACTTTGCGACTTTTATCAAACCCGTGCACAACTCTTTTGAGTTCTCTCAAAGAGGCATGGGGCGATAAGTCAATTCGCAAATTTCTCAATAGGTCTATTCGCGATGTAAAGCGAAACCCTATTGATTTTTCTGCGCAAAAATACCTCGAATACGTTTACGGGTGGAAACCACTCGTATCCGATATCTATGGTATTATTGAGTTGGCTAAGCAGCAAGGGCAACGCCCTTTCTTGCTTCATGGTAAGGGTGTTTCGAAACGTCGCCTTGGTGGCGGCACTTCGAACTATCACGACTTCTCTGAGGCGAATAATGTCCGTTGGACATCGACTCAAGAAGACGCGAAAGTCTCTGCGCATATATACGGTCGTATCGACCCAGACGCGCAGGGTTTACGCACCCTAAACCAGTTAGGTTTGCTCAATCCCCTTTCCCTTGCATGGGAATTGGTGAGTTGGTCATTCGTGGTCGATTGGTTTTGTCCAATCGGTCCCGTCTTTAACGCACTCACGGCTCCGGTCGGGTTGAAGTTTGTCTCGGGAACAATCTCTGCGAAAGGCCAATTTAGAGGCCAATTCGAATAGTGGCGTGACCAATGGGGGCCTGTGCTCCTTTCGGAAACACGCACAACTGGTCAGGCGTTTGCTAATGTATATAGACGTGAAGTCTATAATGATTGGCCACGCCCTGGCTTTTGGTTCAACGAGAATCCTTTCAGCGGTGATCGACCGTTTAAGGCTTTAGCCTTAGCGATCGTCAACCTCCGTCAACTACGTTTGTAGTTGGGGATAACCCTACGGTATGGACACATACCTTCACTTCCTTTAGAAAGGAACACATATGTCCGCAAGGGCAAATTTGGTCGTTAACGACCGTGCCGGTACTCCGGTCGCGCATACTTACACGCCTGATGGGGATGATGCGAATGGTATTCACATCTTCTCCGAAAAGACCTCTGTGCCAGCGGGTAATGCCCGCTACACGATTGGTCTCCGTCAGACTAACGGTAAGTACCGTTCGAGCATCAAACTGCAGGTGCCCGTCGTCGCCACACAGACGATCAACGGGGTTAGTTCCCCGGTGGTTATCCGTACGGCTTTCGCCGAGGTTAACTTCACCTTCGATGCTTACTCGTCGGAACAGGAACGCGCTGATTGCGTCGGGATGCTGTATAACAGCCTCGCGGCGGCTCAGACCCAGATTAATGATCTGGTCGTGAAACTGTCCGACATCTATTGAGATGTCGGCCGATCGAGAGGTGTCTTTCAGGTTATATGCCCTTTTGGGCACTTTCCTGATTTTCACCATAGGGATTTATTCCCTTTACTGCTTTAACCACCTAAATGGGGTTTTCGCATGCAAAAGCATCGAGGAAAGCAAGTATCGCGAGCAAGAAGATTCGAGAATTCGAACTTCGAACTCAGCGAGTCTGCAGCAAACACCGTCTTTGGAATTATCAATTCCATTGACGGTGGAGAAAACGTTGCGTTTACCTACCTCAGGGAATCGTTCCAGTCTAAATACTGTGACGAATCTCTTGTCTCCTCCTCTTTCAGAAGAAGAGCAGCAATCGATAAATTTATCGAATGCGAAGAAGCAAACGCAGTAACTAACTCATGGTTTAGAGACCTCGATTTAGGATTTAATATCCTTCCTCGAGTTACCATGGGTCGTTTTCTCAGGTTCGCTCGGAACATAATCAGAGATGTCCTTGGACCTCTTCATGATGAAGTGGTCCTTGGTTCTTTCTCTGGTGGCGCTTCCACGAGTCGCGGCAGAACTGTTAGCCATCCGGCTAATAAGTTCGCCGGTGAGGCAGATATAACGGAGGAAGCATTGGATATCCTTCCGGTTCTCTACCGGGAGGTTCCGATGTTTCGGGAGTATACTACCTTTAGTCAACTTAATGTTGTTAAGGGGAATATACTCTTTACCGTTCCAAAGAAAACGGATATTGATAGATGTGCTTGTAAAGAGCCAGATATCAATATGTTTCTCCAGAAAGGGGTCGGCCGTCATATCAGACGTCGTCTTCGATCTGTGGGGATTAATCTCAATGACCAGTCTATCAATCGAGCTTATGCTCACCGCGGAAGTCTTGATGGCCAATTGGCTACTCTTGACCTTTCTTCGGCGTCTGATAGAATTAGTCTTGAGGTTGTTTCCACGCTATTGCCACCTCTATGGTTCACGTATCTTAATTGTATACGTAGTCAAAATGTGACAATAGACGGTGAAACTTACCGTACGGAAATGTTTTCTAGTATGGGAAACGGCTTCACTTTTGAGCTTGAAAGTTTGATCTTTTATGCTCTGTGTCGCGCTACCCTATACTTTGAAGGCATTCCGGGTGTCCTATCCGTTTATGGTGATGATATCATTATCCCTTCTCGGGCTTTTGATATAATAACCTTTGTTCTCAACAAATTTGGTTTTGTTGTTAACATGGATAAGTCATTCCATACAGGAGACTTTCGAGAATCCTGTGGAGGACATTACCATAACGGTGAAGACATAACTCCTTTCTTCCTTAAGCGGAAGGCGACTCGATTAACTGATGTTATTCGGGTTGCAAACCAGCTTCGAAAATGGGCCTTCGCAGACCCATTTCGACGTTACGAGATCCCTTCGCTCTACCATGCTTGGAAGAGCTTAGCTGACCTTGTTCCGAAGGAGTTTTGGGGTGGTTATGACCTAGATTTAGATACAAAGCTTGCTTCTGCGCCGGGCGGTTCTCGGATTCTTAAACGTATCCAAGAGCCCACTCGGTTGCATCCGCAAGGAGCGTACCTTCTCTGGCATAATTCTCACTGGAACCGCACCCACCCGGCTACGCCGAGTGGAGAAGCGGCATCTACTAACCAAATATGTAGATCCCGCCGTGTGCCTTTAGGTACACCTGTTTGTGAACATCTCTTTATAGAAGAGTTGTTACAACACCGGTAATCCTCATCCAATGAGGGGG